TATTATTAACTGATTTTGTTCAATTAATAGTTTCAATATAGAACAACCTTTTGATTTTACGCTTTTTGTTGTTCGTATTCCATGATCTGATCTCTTCCCTCCAAAATTTGATACTTGTTTCCCGGCTCGGCCGTGGTTTTCAGTAAAGAGAAGATTTTCATAGCCGTAATCCATAAAGAGTATATCAGCAACTTGTTCACCAATATCGTTAATTTCAATTAACACTGCACTCTCATTGTACATCAGCCCTATTCTATATATAACGGAGGCAAAGTCTACCGGACTTATGGTATTATCTTTGTATACACATACTTGTTTGTATGGCATTTCCGTTGTATCAATTATATTAAAAGCAGAATAATCGAGTCCTTTACCTCTCGATACATCAACTACCATTACATATGAACGTTCTTGTTGTACTGCTTCATATTGTGTAATACCTTCAGCCTCATGTAATGGCCTAGACGGTGCAAGTTCTTTGAGTTTGGCACCGCTTATTAGTGTACCTGAGCTTCCTAAGAACTGACAACAGTATTCTTGATTAAATTTTTCGTTATCGAAATCTAACGCTTCGAGAGTTTCATCTTTCCACGCATCATCTCGACCAGGTACATCGTACCACATAACCTCAACGTATTCATAACCGTTTGTACCTTCTTTAGCACCTTTACAGGTTTTCCAAAAATGATTCAATCCATTAGGAGTAGAGGTCATTAATAATTTTGTTGTTTTACCAGATGATATTGTTGGATATACAGAAGCAAAGAATTCATCAAACCCTTCAATAAACGCAACCTCATCGAGATATAGAAAGGATATAGATTTACCACGAATAGCAGAAGATGTTGTAGTACCTGCATAGATCTTACAACCATTCTCTAACGTGATGTTACCTTTATTCCATTCTTCAATACCTTGCTGCATCCACTTAGGTAATGCTTCATAAGCTAACTGAACTCGGCCTAGAACCTCTCGAGCAGCATCTCCTTTGTTTGCTAATATGGCTACAGTCTTGAATTCATTAAAGAGGATGTAGTGCAATATAACGGCTACTGCTGTAGTTGTTTTACCAGCCTGCCTTGATGTTAATACTGCAACTCTTCTTGAGTCTGTAATCTTACGTGTAATATCTTTTTGATAGTCATACATGTTCATTGGAATTAATCCATGGTCAACATGTACGATCTTAATATATTGCTCTGCAAAATAAACTGGGTCATCAGCACACTTCATATACTCTTTAAGCATCTCAGGAGTAAATTCTATCTGTTCTCCAATCTTTTTGAGATATGAGTTGCCTAAGTAGCCACGATCCATTACTTATCTTCGCCTTTAATCATTTTCAGTAAATCAGCCGTTGATACAATAAGGTTATTATTTGTAACGTTTGTACTCTTATCAGCTGATGGATCTTCTTCTTTTGCGTATCTTTTCTTTGTTGACATTTCAACGTAATCTTTGTTTGCATCAAGTAATGTTTTCATTAGAGTTGATACAACTTCAAATGCTCGAGGTGATTCTGATTGTTTCGCAATCTCTGTCATTTCTTTAACAGCGTCATCACCAAGATTAATAATGTTTTCGATATTTGCTTTAGCCAATTCAATATCTTTTAAATTCTCTGATGCAGTATCACTCATAACAGCTGGTAGGCCAGCTACACTTTCTTGCGGCAAATTCTTCACGGAATCTACACTTTTCTGTATTTCAAGGTCGCCTTCTATTACGGCTTCGTTTGTTGAAAAGGAGTTAACTGGTAAGTCAGATACTTTCACATCTAATTTTTCCAAAGCTTCTTGAGTATCTTGGAGTGGTCTCATATTTAACTTTTGCGCTATAGTATCGTCATTCATAATATTATTTATCCGTAACTTTCCAGTCACCATCTTTGTTTACCCAAGCGCAACTTTGACGAAGCTTTGATGTACTAAACCGATGATCGCGTTTATTAAAGAAAAGTTCAATATCGCGTTTACGACAAATATCCTTTCCTGTAAATTCTTTATCTCTATACTCTTCACCTAAGATACGAACATTAATTGTATATAGTTCAAGTATATCTTCAAGATCTTGTTCTGTTGAATAAGGAATAATTTCGTCAACGTAACTCACCGCTTTAAGTTGACTGTATCTTTCAACAATTGTTTGGATTGGTTGATTCTTTTCTTTAGGACGATCTACAGCAGGATCCATTTGTAATCCTACAATTAAATAATCACATTGTTCTTTTGCTTCTCTTAGCATCTGAACGTGCCCAGCATGAAGCAGGTCAAAGCTGCTACAAGTAAATCCAATCTTCATAATAAATGTTCCTTCTTAACTAGGTTCTGTATCAGAGCTTTGCCCTAAGTATGCCCAGCTATCGTCAAATTCAATTAAGCTATAATCAATAGTTTGTGTTATATCGGTTGTTGGTGAATTGTTTGCCAACATACCAGGTTGTCCAGTTTGGAATGTTTCAAACTCTGTATCAGTTGGCGTATCAGTTGCTATTCTCGCGTCAACAAACTTAATAACTGACTTATCCTTCTCAGGTCCAAAGAACCAACCTTTCATTGTAAAGTTTAATGTATATAGTATACTTCTTCTTTGTGTAAATGCTTCTTCATAAAGATCTTCTGACGATACGTCATTTAATATGAGAGGGATGTCTATTGCCTCTAATCCCGTAATCAGATTCACAGTACTTGTAAATTCTGGATTAAAGAACGGTAATATTTGTTCTAAACATTTAACCGCGTCTTCGTTGTATTTTGCCATGATGTATAAACTGAATCCCATATTATATGGAGTTCCTGAATATACAAATCTTCTTCCGCCGTTATCTACATCAACAGTTTTCTTTCTTAGTTTTCTTGTTGGTGAAACTTTTCGTTCAGCATCATATGTAAAACTATTTAATTCAAAAGCCATACGAGGCAATGTCATTGCGAATGGTTGTCCTGCAGTTGGCTTTCCAAATGCGTCTTGCGTTGCTCCACCTTGTAATGTAGGATCTTGTTCAAGCCTTGCTAAAATCTTTTGATATGGTCCATAAGAAATAGGTACTATCTGTCTCTGATTGAGGGTTCCATCAGTACTTGTTCTACGAACTTCTAATTGATTAAAATATGTACCAAATAAAGCAACATATTTGCGAATCGTAGAATTGTAAAAATAATTTGCTATTGCCATTAGGTATCACTTATAGATATGTTTTCACTGAAAGGATCTACCTCTGAGAAATCAATAATACCATCGGCTTCTATTTCGAAGTCAAGATTCATTGAGTTATCGTCAGTTGCAGCAAGTGCCGATAATGTTGCGTTGTTTGCATCAACAATTATGTCTGTATTATATGCAGCAAAGTAATTATCAATATTCGAACGACCAGTATTAAACCTTTGATTTGAATATTCTAACAATTCACATTGCATATCATATACTTGTGTTTGTCCCATTTGATAAAATATGCTTTCATGTTCAACATATTTAATTTCAAACATCTTTTCGTTTAATGGGAAGTAAATCAAATCGCCTTCTCTTGGGCGAACAAGATCAACAACTTCTCGAGTCACGTGTCTTTCAAATGTTCTATTCGCAACTGTAAGTGTTAATGTATCTCTTATTTCTAAACCAAACTTAGATAAGAAATCGCCTTCTCCTTCAAAACCTTCCATACTCTTAACATAAGTTTCAAATTCAAATGTTTCGTTGTATTCTGGAAAGTCATCTTCGTTAAAGATCTTATCTCGACCTTTAATTGCTCTACTAATATAAATGACATCAACACCATAAATCTTAATTGACTCAATAACTAAATCATCAATTAAAGATTGTTCTTGGACTTGAGCATAATTATTAAAGAATGTATTCGTAGCCATTTACTTATCCAATAAATCCATAGGAAAGAGGTTGTAAATTCTGTACTGCTTCTTCTTCCATTATTCTTCTTTCTTCTCTAGCATCAGAAAGTATTTGCTCTCCGTTGAAAGATACTCCGCCAACAAGTTGCATACCTGTAAATTTTGTTAGGTTTGATCCCCACTGTTCTTTAATTAATGTTGTTGCGTAATTTTGTAAGAAACGATCAGCCCATACATCTGCGTATGTTGTTCCGTCAATTACATCATAAGCCTCAATAATAATATATTCACCAACAGGCATTGATTCAGATCCAGAATCAATCCATAACTTATTTACATGTTTATTATAACGAATCATTGGTTTGCCTACAAGCATTTCTTGTAAGAATTCCATATGTTGCATTGACATAAAATAGTTTGTGATATTATAACCAGTAATATCTTCGAGATTATTTAAAACAAATTGATACTGAACATTAAATATGCCGCCGCCTGTAGAAATACTTGACTGCATATTAAAGATACCTGAAATGCCGAGTATTGTTGAAGGTAAAGATACATAACCATTAGTTTTGTCGGCTTCAGTAATCTGGTGTTTCATATAAACAAGTTGGCTTCCGTTATAATGATAGTCTCTCCAGAAATCTATGGCTTCATCAACACGGTCATCTATTTGTTCATCGGACACGTTAATATCAATGACAGGAGCGCCGAGCTTGCGCAGTATCCATCCTTTGAATTGTTCTCTTGTTGTTGGTTGTGCCATTAGATTACTCTCTTCTGTTTATTCTATTTATTATGTCCACACACAAGTTGCGATCTGACCATTTGCAGGTAGAGGATTCTGCGAGCCGTTATAATCAGCGGGCGATGCAGGCCATCTCCAAGTCGTGTTGGCGGCATTGCCGGTATATACCGCGCTTGCTCTTGAATACGCAGTTCCATTTATAGTTAAAGTAGTCCATCCGCTGTTTGCCAATGCTACGCTAGAGCTGTTTCCGTTGTACTGTTCTTGCTCTGAAGTGGAGTCGATGACTAAAATAAGATTAGCAGCATTGAAAACGTTACTCCAAACATAATACAGACTTGAAATGGGTAATTGGGTACCGTCGCCCGCGGATGTATATAAGGCACTCGTGCCGTCACTAATAGATCCATAATCCGTGCCGCCATTGGCAGACATATAAAACAAGCCGCGGGTGTTGGTTGTACTAGTTGGTACACCAGATCCGCCTGGGTATGTTATAGAGTGCTGACCTACTGTAAGTGCTTGACTATCTAAACTGCTTGATCCAGCTGTTACTGCGCCGGCATTAGCAATAATATTTAAAACGTGTGAAAGTGCCATTATGCTGTCCCTAACCAGAACATTTTATAGTAGCCTGTTGCCACTATATTTGATCCGTTTGATGTTGTTGAAATTTCTACTTTAACTGTACCATGTCTATCGCCATACCCACTAGGATTAGTTGTGTCTCTCCACCAAAATTTCCGATCTATGGAGAGAGGGAGCCAAGTGTTTTGGGTCATACTATCATTGGTTGATATAGGAAGATTGGCGTGATTGTTAATACGAATATAAAATGTAGTTGATGGTGTAATATTATTCCAAGTTGAAGTTGAGTGTAACGCGTAACCGCCACCTCCGATATTACCTCCGCCATCGTATGTATATACATTGCCGTCTGCGTCAAACTTCCAACCTCCAACCATAGGGGAAGTACCAGCAAAAACAGTATGATACATTGGACTTCCAGTAGTTCCTTCTAAGGTAATGGCTTCTGTTGGTGGAGTAGCTCCTGATGAGCCGTAACCTATCCCAGTTGCTACCTGATACGTGTCTCTAGATATAATTGTAATTTGCCAATATCTTCGGGTGGACCAAGTTGGTTCTCCACCATTCCAAGTAATAGATGATGGAAACGTTGGCACATGCGGAGTAGTACCTGTGTCTAATAAAACCGCCGTTGTTCTACCTTCCTCGTCACCCGATATAGTGAATGTTTGGTTTGCAGTCATAATACACGTCTGTATGCCAGAAGTAAAGCTAATAGCATTAGTTATAACTGACGCAGTAGAATGCAAGTCACCGTGAGTTCCAACCGTTGACTCTATATTAGTAAATGCTCTTGCATCTGTAATTACTGTCGTTCCTGCTATTTTAATCGCCACTGTATGCTCCTTTTGCGTAATTGCCACTCACGATTATAGTTTGGTCGCCAATGCCCGGCGTAGATTCGCCATCTACAGCTGGTTTCCACACTTCAAATTGACCTGATGCTGTTTCAACATAAACGGTATCGGTATCTTGAGATGTATATACTTTATTACCAGAATAATTTGGAGGAAGCACCCACTCGCCTTTTATAAACATTGGGTGATCGTTTGTAATTTCTAACCAACCATCAACTGTGTAATAACCTTCACGTAGATGATCCTTATTAAGTGCAGTAACTTCGGTGTATGTTACTATACTCATTGAATTATCTCTCTCGTAAGGTGCAACATTACCATCAACAATCATATCACCAACTTCAAGATCGTAAACTCTAATCAGTCCTTTATCTTTACAATATACTCTCATATTATTTGTTAGACATGTATTGCCAACACCAACCTCGAAGAAGTGAGCATATAATTCTTGTGTTTGGGTATCTAGAACGCCTTGTGTACTCGCGTTGCGTATTGAAACAGTTCCAGTAATCCTAACCTCACAATTGCCTATTGTCCCTGTTTCTACGGACCAAGTTCTGTTGCTTGATAAAGGTAGCCAAACATTATTTTGACCAACAATAAGCCCGCCACCTGTTTGTGAGGTAGTGAATTGAAATTTTACTTCGTAGTCCGAACCTGTAACCCCAGATCCCCATTCTGAAGAACCAGACTGGTTCGTGCTTGATCCTACTCCAGTTGAGCCAGTGGTAGTGGTTCCGGTTGTCGTGTAATTTACTGCGCCTGTCGTTGTAAACGTTGCTTGTACTGCAGCTTTACCATGTGGACTAGTTACTTCGTCCCAAAAAATAATATTATTAAAGACTCGACCTTGCGAGCCTAAATCTACAGAGGCAGTTTGTGGATCTCCCCAACCAGTTGCTGTTGCTCTAATTGTTCCACTATCCCAACAAGTTAGACCGACCACCCAAGTTTGTATTCCTGAGGCATCAAAATCTGGTGCTGTACCATCTCCTGGCCATTCTACTGAAGAAGGAAACGTTGGTGTATGACCGCTTGAGCTTACGTCTAATAAAACTATACAGGCTCTCCCTACAGCAAGATTAGTTGCGGTAAACGTTGTATCACCTGATAACGTAACAGACATTGTTGGTTTGGACATGTCTAATACTGTGGTAATAGGAGTTACATTAGCATGTAACTGGCCGTATTTGCCTGAAATGCCAGACATGTTCTCTATGCCAAAGCTATTGTTAATTACTGTGGATCCTGCTATTTTAATTGCCATTTCTATTAGACTCCTGGATTTATGCCAGCCGTTGGGCCATAGTTTGCGAATACACTAACATCCTGACTGGAAGCGGTAGAATAGAAAGTTCCTTCATTACATACAATTTTTATTCTGAAATGAGGATCTGTGTTTGAGAATCCATTAAAGTTACATGTTGTATGACTATCATTACCTGAACCAGAATCTACTTCTGCAGACCATCCAAAACTAAGTGTTGAAGCACAAGAATAATAAGTTGATGGACTTTTACTATCGTCTGTTGGTAGTG